ATCCCAGATTGCTTCACCCTTCTACTCCTGCAGGTGAGAACTCTTTAGCATCAAAGATACAACTCATTAAGGCTTGTGAGCTATGCTTAACTAATACATCGCATGGATCTTTCTCAGGTAGCTTTGCTAGTTTAACTTTGTCATAGCCGATGATTCGTGCCGCTGTCTGTGCTGCTTTCTGACCGGGTTCATCCATGTCAAGCATCAAGATAACTTCATCGAATGAACGTAACCATTCACGTTGCTCTAACAACATCGCCGTTGCAGATGCTGATGGTAAGGCTACTACCGGATAGAATCTTTGATATTTATCGTATTGGGCTTGACTGACTGCCAATGCGTCAAGTTCCCCTTCTGTAATGATAATCCGCTTACCACCACTTGATACGTTTTGCCCGAAGAGTTGTACACCCTTGAAGTCTCCGTGTATTGTAAACTTTTTAGGTAGAGTCCGTTCCTTGTATGCCACCACCGCGCCATCTCGTGTGTATGGATAAAAATGAGAGCTGACAGTGCCATCTTCTGCATAAGAAACTTTAACCCCATAATGGGCTGCAACAGTTTTAGTGATAGCTCGTTCTTTAAAGCCGCGTGTATCATAGTTTTGGATCTCGGTTAGTGTGTGCATTGAATAATCTTCTTTGAATGAGTCAACCCGGATAGCATCGGGGTCTGTTGGTGCTGTTTTAAAACAAGAAAAGCAATAGCCATAATCATCACCCTCTTTGAAAGAGAATGCATCATGGCTAGGGCATTTAGGACAGGCTGTATGTAGCCATCTTGACATAGTTAACTCCAGTAACGGTCATCGATAAGGTCTTCGAGTTGTTCTCGACGGGATTTCTTTCGTTCATTCACATATTGTTTCTCATTAAACTTGTTTCGGTTGTCTCCCTTTTGTTCATCGAACTCAGGGGTTTCTTGTTGAGGTTGTTCTTTGTATTGCTTCATTTTGGTTTAAGAAATTTTACTGCTCCGATGTTCCCATTATACCACAAACGCTCTCCATCAGGTGTCTCGACTCGCGAGAGGACTTCGTTTCCCCACTGCTCTTGACACTCTCGGTAAGTAAGTATGCCCTTTCCCATACACCAATCGTATATAACGAAGGTGAAGGCATCTTTTCCATAGCTGCTAATGTCAGCCAGTAATTCAGAACATGAGGTGGTATATCCTCTCCAGTCTGATTCCTTGTATGACTTAACTCGTCTGGTTTTACCTGCTGGTAGTTTTGTTGTGACACTTGTTAGTTGCTTTCTTCCGATGTACTGTCTTCCGGTTGGCCCGAAGACTGCGTAGATGAATCCGAAAGCTCCGGACGGTCGCTCAGTGAGAGCAATCCAGTGGCCATAGTCTTCCATGCTAGTTTTTCCTTTAGTTCTTCAAATGTTAGTACACGTAGGTCTGCTTCGTATTGTCTAATGTAGATACAGTTTACGCACTTTACAAAGTTATCTTTCCAGATAGCGCCTTGTTTTTCCTGCCATGTGGACACAACTGTATCCCAAAGCCTGTCTACCTGAGCGTTATCTACTATTTTATTTGCTGTTACTGGCCCAAGACCTTTGATACCTTTGATGTTATCAGCGGCATCCCCTGTCAGGAATTGTTTGAACATGAATCGATAGGATTCTTCTGGAGTCCACAGACCTGTGGTTCCTGTCTTGAAATTGTAATGGTAGCTAGGAATACAATTCAAGTCTTTATCGATGTGGCAAATGATATATGTCTGATTGTTATCACGGCATGTTTGTGCTATGATAGCGCAATAGTCATCCGCTTCACCGTTGTCTCCTTGCATAGCGATATCTTCTACATGCTCATATAGCATGTTGATACGTTCTCGTACATCAGGATCAATGGTATCTTTACGATTACCTTTGTATTCCAAGTCAGCTGCGAACCTAAAGTTGTTCTGACCTTTAACCAGTACAACTCCTGCTTTAGCTGATGTAGCTTCCATGATCTCTTCGATCTTCCTATCAGTATACTTCTTACATAGGGCTTCTGAGGTGGTTGTATGGGCTATCTGGTACAGAATACTATCTGCATCAATGATAGCCATGTCAAACCGTTCTTCTTCTTCAATCATTTGTATACCCATTCCATTATTCGTTGTTCTACCCTGTCATCTAACAATGAAATAACAGGGCTAAATATAAAGTATAGTAATCTTTTAGTGAACTTCTGCATAATTCTTTCCTGAGTGTGATGCACCATTCATACACATTACACCGAATTCTTTTGGTGCTTCTGTGAATGCCAGTACCGATAGCTCCTCGACGCGATGGGCATCTTCATCCTTACATACGACAACGAATTCATCGTGGTAATGTAACGAAAAATAATGATGTATTCCTTCTTCGATTAGCTTCTTTTTTAACCATACGATAGCTGCCTTACAGGTGATACCCTCTGTGGTTTGTAACCTGTAGTTTAGTACCTGATGTTTAGAACTGACAAACACAACACGACCATCTAAGCCACGGATGAATGCCATGTCTTTACCGAAGGCTGCTTCTGAGTTGGTGAACTCTTCTTCAAGTGTTGTGATTAGTTCTTTCATTCCGGGAATCGAATTGGCAAACTTTTCTTTCGCAGCTGCTCCCACTTTAGCATCTGTTGTTCCAGTGAGGATGCTACCGAGTTTACCTGCACCGCCCCCAAACAAGAAAGCGTAAAGAAAAGGCTTGGCGAGTTTGCGACTGCAACCCAGAGCATCAGCATTCCGTTGATGTACGTCTCCATTGATTACCTCATTAGTGAATTCATCATTCTTAAGGTCATGACATAGACCTCGCATCTGATTACCAGCTGAGTCAGCACCTACAATGGAGCATCCTTCTTCGGCAATAAGAAGGCTTCGCATTTCTTTTCCGTAGACTGAATCGACTGATGGTATGTTCGCAACAACTTCGTGGCGGCATCTAAAAGTAGGAGTCCCGATAGTCCACATCCTGCCGTGTAAGCGTTTATCTGCTTCTGACTGTACATCTTTTATCCATCCTTTAAGAATCCCTTGACGAGATCTGATTGTGTAATATTCACTGATCAATGGTGCTGCTCCACCGAGCGTTACTAGTGATGATTCAGTGATCTTTGGGCCTGTCTTAACCCACTCACGACCTACTTTAACTACGTTCCATTCATCAGGAACCCAACCAATACTATACAAGTAGCTTTTGACTACTTCTAGCTGGCCCACTTTGCCTTGTTCAAAAGCAACACGGGTATACGGGCCTTCGATTGGACGTTCTTGGCGACCACTTTCTTGTGTGTATCCGAAGTGTTTAACAGTAGCCACGGTGTAGCAACCATCTTTACGCCATGCTGGTGATTTGAATTCATCTTTGCTATCTACCTTTACACATTGCATACCGATTAGTGGTTCTAAGGTATCTTCAATTGCAGACATCTTAGATTCGATTTCGTCTAGTAGCTTAATTGCTGCATCCATATCGAACTTCCACCCTTTGATTCGGATGTCTGACTCGATAGCAGCGAATTCCATCTCAACTTCCATACCCTTAGCGAACAGAGGGTACTTCTTGATGATCTTAGAAGCAGCTACAGCAAGCTCTTTGTATACGATTACATTGAGTTCTACGTCTCGTACACAATACGTTAGCATTTCCTCAGAGTACTGATCAAAAGAATCGAACGGTAGCTTTGGAAATCCTAGTTTGGATCCCCATCCTTCTAACCCGTGTTTATGTGCTCTCTTATACTGAACAAGTAATGATAAGATCCATGTATCAATTACCTTTACGGTGCTTGGTAGTGTGAACCCTAGGATGTGTTTCAGTACAGGCAAGTCATAACCGATTACGTTATGCCCGAAGGCGATATCAGCTGTGCTTAGGTGTTCTAGGCCAGCAGCTAGGCTATCAAGACTATCATCATAATCGGAGTACCTAAATACCCCTCCAGTATCAGCATCTACAAGGACTAAACACCAGATTTTATTTACTTCTGGTAGGAATCCATTCGTCTCGATATCAAAACCGAGTCTTAGCTTGGGTCGCTGCATAGTAACTTCTCCACTAGTTTCATTCCATACAACGATGTGTATATTGCTTCGAAGGCTCGTGCTTCTACTTCTACAGGATTAAAGAAGTAGGAATCTCTTGGATCTTTCTTGTTGTATTTGGCACCTTTGATTGGGAAACCTTTACGACCTGTTAGGTATTGGCACACATGCACGAACTCGTGACACATGGTTCCAACATAGAACAGGATCACTGATGGATTCCCTTCCCATCCGTTTAAAGCGGGGTCTCGTATCTGTACTAGTACTCGATTTAGCTGTTCTAGGTCTTCTGGGTAACAAGCTAGACCTTGTTCAGCTGAGTTCTCGTTGTACTCTATCAGACATATTGCTAGTTTTGTGTCCGTGATCACGGTTTTTGCATTGAAACGCTCTACATAATCGTTCAGGATATCAAAGAATAGTTTCTTAACTTCCTTTTCGATAGGTAGTAATGAGTTTACCTGAACCTTAATATTGTAGTTGTTATTGGACATTAATTACCTTTACGTTGGGTGAACCTAGCTCGGACAACTCTCGCATCATATCAGAGATAATCGCGAATTGAGTTTTTATTTGTTCTCGGTCTTTCTTCCGTTGATCTAGGAGATAACCGATGGTACATACGCTTGCCAGAATGAAAAAGAATTCCATTTATAGTCCTGTTTTAGCTAACCATTTTGGGTCAGCTAGTAGATTATGGGAGATTTCCTGATTAACATACACTGAATTCCTCTTTAAGAATTCGATACCCTCTGTATATTTGTACTGCTCACCGTACACTAACCGAACGATACCTACTTGAGCGACCATCTTAGCACACTCGATACACGGACTTAGTGTTGTGTACATTGTGCCACCTACGGTACTTTGGGTTGATTTAGCTACCTTTGCAATAGCCTGTGTTTCTGCATGAAGTACCGCGTGTAGTGTTCTACCGCTGGCATCCCGCATTGTGTTATCAGTACCTGCGAGCGTACCGTTATACGAGAATGAAATGATGTTATTCTCTTTTACGATAATTGCACCTACCTTCCGAGTATCCTGACTCATTTGT